CTTTTGTAACTCTCTTGCTTCCTTCCATACTGTTACGTCTCCTCCTATTTCCCTAGTAGCACACATCCAAATCTTATTGTGTGTGCTGTTTGTTTCTATATCTAAAATTATTTGCATACATTTATTTTACTCGATGTGTTAGGTTCTTGTCAATAAAAATTAGATTAGAGCCACAACGAATTACTGTGGCATAATCTACGTTAAACATCAAGGTGCGAATATCTTTCTCACTGTATGGTTGAATCTCCACACAAATTACTTTAAACGGATACCTGCGATAATCAATACTTTGTAATACATCATAGTCCATGCCCTCAATATCAATCGTTAAGAAGTCGGGAACATTGCGATGTTGTAGTACCTGCTCGATTGTAAAGACTGGTATTTGTTTTACTTCTGTAATACTAAACTCAGGATAATCTCTAACAAATTCTTCAGCTACCTTCTTAACAAAAGTATTACGTCCTGACTGACTATCAATCATATAGAAGTCTTGGAAGCCTGACTTAGTTCCTACTCCTACGTTGAGATTAACATCCCCAGGTCTCTGTTCTACGAATAATTTATGTAACTCAGGATTTGCTTCAACATTAATACCACGAGAACCAGTGTCATAAAACAACTTAGTATTACTAATGGTTTCAGGATGGTGTGCTCCCACGTCCAAGTATGAAGGAGTATTAATACCGAGACTGTTAAAGAGAACCCGAATAACAATATCATCTCCATGCTGTGCATAGGTTTTATCTCCAAATAGTTGATCAGGATGTGCCATTAAACAGGTACTCCATGCCTAAGTCTCCAAGGATATTCACGCTCTAACCAAAAGCAACGTATATCTCCGTGCTCATCTCTTGCTACATATCCGTCCCACTTAGAATGCTTAGTAGAATAACTATTACATTCTATATTATCTAGCCTGTGTTTATGTTCACTGACTAAAAAACCAATTACTAAGCCAAACAAAGCAGCCATAACAATTAAAAAGTCTTTCATAATGTAATATAAATGTTACGTTAAAGCCAGTTATGCAACGAATATGTTACATAAGAGACCACCCCTGCAAAGTACAGGGCAACTGCTACAACCTCAACCAAGATCAAAGGTATGTCACGCTGCAGTACACCAGCATAAGCCCACAAGCCTGATCCAACCAGTCCAAATAGTATATTAAGTGGATATACATTGAAGCTAGTTAACGCTATTCCAATTAAACATAAGATAGTGCCTCCCCATTTTATACCAGACATATTATTATAACATGTTTCATTCATCTTAGCAACCCCTATAAAGTCTTCTCTTCAGGAGGGAGCTCAGTCATCCTGCCTGTATCACGACGATACAAGAGGCGACAAGCCAACCCAGTTAAACCACTAAAACGATTCTTCAATACTCGGACGTAGGTAGTGTTACGCTCTATCTCATTCTCATGCTGACCATTACGTTCTAATCCAATGACCATGTCACTGAGCTGAGCAATAGAACCTGAACCACGTAGCTGTGCCAAGGATGTAGCAGCACCTTCCTCATGCCCCTTAGAATCAGGACGCTTAAGGTGAGACACCACAAACAAAGCAATGCCAGTCTCTTGCACAATGGTACGAAGCTTAGTCATGATCTCGTCTAAAGCTTTTCTTTCGTCGCCATTCTCCTGAGCACTGACCACAATCGATACGTGATCAAGAAATATGTAACGACAATTAAGACCTTTTGCCATGAATCGTACTCGGTTGATAATATTGTCAATGGCGGTAGACCCAAAATGATCAAACAAAAATACACGATCAGTTCCAAGGGTAGCATCAAATGCATAGCGTAGTTCCTCCTCTTCAACTTCACAATCAGGTAAGTGTAGTGGTTTATTTGCAGCAAGTGACATCAAACTCTTAGCAGTTTTCTTGACCGACTCCTCCAAGAACATAAGACCAATGTTATCTGTAGTCTTACTCAAGATCTGCCATACAATCTCCCGCATAAACTGAGACTTACCTAGTCCAGATCCTGCAGTCACTGTTACCAGTTCTCCTAAGCGAATACCATAGGTAAGATTATTCATTCCATAGTACGGATACTGTACCTCAGCCTTCTCTATTGGTTGATTAACTAGATCCCATAATGTAGAACCTGCTATGATACCATCAGGTACATACTTCTCAGCATCCCACCACTGCTCAACAAACTCCTTAGTTAAACCACGAATCAAGTAATCGTTAGCGTCCTTAATCTCAGGTTGTTTGAACCTAAAGATGTGTGCTTTACTACCAAACAATTCAGCAACTTGGTTAGCTGCTTGCTGTCCAGGTTCATCGTTATCAAAACAGATCACAATCTTATCAAAGGAATCTAGATACTCAAAACTGGTACGACAATCCTTCAACGCTGACGTAGCACCACTACGAATAGATACCACTGGATAGCGAGAACCTGTCAACTGATAACAAGCCAGTGCATCAAACTCTCCCTCAGTAACTGTGATAGCTCTACCACCTGGAGGAAACTTGTTCTGTCCAAACAGTACAGCACTCTTCCAATCCCCAATCACACTGAATTCCTTAGCAGTAATCGAGCGAGTCTTAGCAGCCACCACCTTACCAGTCATATCACAATATGGAAAGTAGTAGCTAGAGCTATCAGAACCTGCACCAAAGAAGTGCATAGTCTGTGTAGTAATGCCACGCTCTACAACTGGGTTTGCTTCTACGTTTGCCAATGCCTCTAGGACTGTTTTAAACTGCTTAGGAGACGAGTTCTCAGTGTGGGTGATACCTTCCCTTAGGACAGCCTGAACCATCGCCTCTGAGCCCTTCTTAAAGGTTGTACACTTATGACAATACTCGTGCCCATCATCGTATAAACTGTTAGCATCCGAAGACCCACAGTTAGTACATGGTATGTGTTTTAAAAAGTTACTATCTATTTTCATTCAATTCCTCATCGTGTTTAATAATCCATTGCAGTGCAGCAGTAAGACTGTTAAATGTAGGAGACCTAGTTATCTTATCCTCCCAGTAGTAGCTAGGTACATCAGTTACATTCCAAGTATCATCCACCCACTTAGCAGTTCTCTCATGGATTATTCTCATGTCCATGTAAACTCAGCAGTGGTATCATGTTGCTTTAATCTAAAGTTCCAGGCATCAACGATATCTTGTAGGACTACATCGATACCATAGCGACCTGCACTATCGACTGCATGTTGCACGACAAAGTGGTAATGCATTTCTTCTTCGTAGTTATCTTCCATAGTTTACTCCTAAGTTTAGCTCCTAAGTTTAACTCCTAAGTATACACTATATAAAATACTAATCTATATAAATACTACTTAGTAGATAGTATAACATATTTAAATATCATTGTCAACCCTATTATCCACACGACCAAAAGAATCATACTCGTTACTATCCATTCCTTCGTCTCCTTCGTAATCTTCGTCTTCATCGTATAGGTCTGCTCTTTCATAAGTTAGTAAGTCATCACTGACAGTAGCGTAACATTTATTACACATGTCTAAGTACTCGTTGGTGTGTACACTCTTACGTGTAGCCTCAAAATCAGACAGCATTTTATTGCAACAATAGCATCTCATAGCAGTGCATCTCCTAAGTTCTTATAAGCCCAGTTAAATTTATTCTCAGCGTTACGCTTACGCTCTATCCCAAGTACTTGAATCTTAAAGCTTTTATCTAGTCTTAAGAATCTCTCAGCCTCTTCTTTATAACCAAAGATTCTAACCACTGACCCATCACTGTCTAAAATCTTATATAACTTTCTCATTGTAATACTCCGTATAAGTAACAAGATAATTCTAACCCAATATAGTATAGCACATGTCCTCCAAAGTAAGCAAGAGCAAACCATAAAATATATTTAATGTACTTGTCTTCAGTCATCGTCACGCTCCCACTCGTCCTCATCAATGAAGTCTGTCTCATCTAACTCAAGCTCTAGCTCTTCCAGTTCCTCCTCAGTTAATTCATCCTCAGGTTCATAGTAACTATCGTTATTGTATCGTGTCATTATGCTGCCCTCCCTAGTATGTTATTAATTGCCTCTGCTCTAATCTGGTTTAATTCGTCAGCAATGTCTTGACCACTAATGTCTTTAATCCAGCTAGTACCATACCACGTTTTATTACGATGATCAAAATAAACCTCTAAATAATTCTCTCCCCATTCTACTGATATATCAGTGTTACCCTTGCTAATCTCTTCACCTACTGCCCTCATTACCTGGGCATAACTAGGTTTTCTACCATCGAATACAATCTCTTTAATCTGATTAAGCACGCTCATTCTAAACTCCAATCACCTACTCTATTAC